GTATAACTCTGGCGGATCAGTTGTAGAAAATAATACAATAGTAAATAACACAGCTAATGGCGGCTCTTTTCCTGTTGCTAATCAAACATTTGGCTCTGGAACTTTTGAAGATGCAGAAACAGGTTTGTTATATTTTGGCTGTGGATTACAAAACCTCAAAGACTCTGGAGACCTAACACCTAGCAACATAGAAGTTGGCGGCTATTACACAGTAGAATTTGAGGACAGTACAGGTCAAGGTGCATATAAACCTTTGATATTTGATATTACAGATGACGATTGCAGAGGTTATGAGAATATACGCTTGGCTTGGCTTAATCAACTAGGTACTTGGGACTATTATAATTTTAGCAAATTAAGTCAAAAAACGTTCACAAGTAACAGAAAAACTTACAGACAAAATCATGGCAAAGTAATTGACGACATTAACAATGGACATGATATACAAAGCTATCAAGGCGGTAACAAAGTTTTTAACAATACCGTCAAGCAAACAATAGAAGTCAACACCGATTTTATTACAGAAGAGGAAGCATTGTTTTTGAAAGGGTGTTTTACAAGTCCACTTGTGCAATGGCTAACGACAGATATTAGGGGTACTTCAAAGGTTATGCCTGTAGTAGTTAACGAAAAGGATTACGTAGTACGAACTAGAGCAAACGACAAGCTAATACAATATGTTTTAGAGCTAGAAGTTGGACACGATTACAGAGTACAAAGAACATGATAGAATTGATTGTTACAATAAACGGAAACAAGCATACTCTTGATACTATCGGAGATGAAAACATCAATATCACTTACAATATAGACGATATTTTTGACAAAGATGCTAAGAACGCAAGTTACAGCAAAGATTTTCAGTTACCTGCTACTACTAAAAACAATAGAATTTTCAACCATTTTTACGAGCCTAGCAGATATACTACTGCTTCTTCATTTGATCCAAACAAAAATTACGAAGCAGAGCTTATAGTTGACGGACACAACATAATGCTCGGTTTTTTGCGTGTGCTTGACGTTGTAGAAAAAGACAAAGAAAGATTTTACAAGGTTGTGATATATGACGATGCTGCTAATTTTTTCCAGACACTAGGCGATGACGTTTTAAGCGACCTTGATTTATCTGCATTAGATCACATGAGATACGTTGCAGGATATGACGTAGCTACTGATGCTTTTGGTACTAGCAATGACTACGACAACATGGTCAACTCTTGGACTAATGGTATATTTACAGATACACAAGATACAACAAGTGCTGCTACATTTAACACGAGTCACCCTACACAAAATACAGAGGTGCTATACCCGCTTGTTGCTAATAGTGCTGTGTACCTAGACCCTGCACAAAATACATTCAGAATTTCAGCTAATTGGTACAATAACGTATATCCACTCTCGCTAAATTTAAAATTTATATTTGACAAAATTTTTGAGCATGCAGGTTTTCAGTTTTCTAGTACGTTTTTAAATACACCTGCTTTTACTGATGTTTACTTTGACTTAGGTACTGCACTACATGAAGGCAATCTTAACCAACAACAGATGCATGTAGGCGAGGGGGGACCTGCTGATCTTAATACTAACGCTGCTTATGTACTTGGAAATACTGCTGCTACTGCTATTAACTTTCCAATGACAGAAATACAAGACGATACAGGTGGCTTTGATGCTGTTAACCAAACATACACAATGCAGGTACCAGGTGACGTAACAGTATTAGGCGACATTAAAATTCAAGAAATATACGGTACTGGTGCAGCTGTACCTAGTCAAGCAGAAGTTTATAGCATAGCGAGGGTTACTAACAACCCAGACGCTTCTTTAAATGGCGATTACGCACTTGCTGCCTTTTCTGGAGCTTCAACTTCTGTATTTCCTGGCAATGTGCAGACACACATTTTTGATGGTACAATATACAATCTAGGTATTGGTGCACAAATAGAAGTTTTGCATTACGCTGTTCATTTTCAAACAGGGGGTGCACGTTTTCATACGGGACCTGCTACAAGTGGCATGGGCGGAAACCCACAAAATTTAGTAGCTTTTCAAGTACAATCAGATATTACAATGAATTTTTTGCTCGGAAAATGCTATCCAGACATAAAGCTAGCTGACTTAGTGCGTGACGTTTTCAAGGTTTTCAATTTAGTAACAGAGCCAATTGGCACAAAACAATTAAAAATAGAGCCATACAGCGATTTTACACAAGGTGTTATTTTAGATTGGAGTAAAAAAGTTGACATCAATAATGCAAAAATACAAGGTCTGCCATCGATCAAAGAAATTACATTGAAATTTGCAGAAGTCGAGGACTATTACTTAGAGGGTTACAGAGATTTGGCTACACAAAACTATGGCGATGCAAGAGTTGTAATTGATCCAGATGCAGAAGAAACACACGAGGTGCAATTAGAGGTTTTCGGACCTGCATATACTCAATACCAAGAAGACGGACTAGGCTGTTTTATGCATATCGGTAAACAATTACAGAATTATCCAGATTACATACTTGGCTCTGCTAATAAACCTAGATTGTTTTATAAAAACTCTCAACTGATTGACGCATCTGGCTTTGGCGGTATTAACATTGATGACCTCGGAACTACGCACAATGAAACATCAAGTGCTCACATATATTCAGATATACCATCACAAGCTACTGCTAATACTAACATATTGAGTTTTGGGCTTATTGAGCAAGTTAATGTTTCGCTACCTATGATACCTAGCGTTAATACATTGTACAATTTGTACTATGCAGATTTTGTAAATGAAAGGTACGATAACAGCGATTCTATTTTATATACTGTCAACATAAAACTGACACCTACTGATATACATAACTTCAGTTTTCAGAACAGAATACGAATAAAAGACGTTTTATATAAGGTTAACAAAATCATGTATAACACAGACAGAAATAAAACAGCTAAAATTGAATTATTACGAGTATAATGCCTAAGAAATTACATACAATAAAAACAGTCACAGGCGAAGTTACTTTTGTTGACGATGCAAAAGGCGGAGAAGCAACTGCAGGAACACGTGCTGACTGCCTAGCTTATGGTTTTGAATTTAAAAACAGCAAGTGTTTTACTAATAGAAATTCCTCAACTAAAAGCTTTGCAAAAGTTGGCGACTCAAGAAGCAACAATATACACCTCGGAAAACGCAACGATGTTGCAGGATCAGATAATTACATACAAGGAGACCACACTAAAATTTTAGGCAGTGCTAATAGTATATATGCTGACAATACTATAATACTAGGTACAGGTGTTTACAGTAAAAACAGAGGCGAAATAGCTTATGGCTTTTGTAACACCAAAAATCGTAGCAGAAATGTTATAGCACACTACAACGGAACAGGTACACGAGTTGATAGCAGCGAACTTTTTATTGGTGGCTATACAAATAACAGATATGAAATTGACGAAAGCTACTCTTATGTTATTACTTTTAGCTACCAAGCAAGTGCTATAACAACAAGCAATTTAGTATGGTGCGAACATGGTATTGTAACATACAAATATGCATCAAGCACACTATCAGAAATCGCACACTCTATTACACAAACACATGAAGACAGCGGTATGACTGCTTACTCAATAAGTTTTAATGCTGTAGCAGGTACACCAGATTACATAAAAGTAACAGGGAACCAAAGTGGTGCACATACTGTACATTGGAACGTGACCTTAAACATAACAGAAACACGATATGCATAAAAAAGAAACATTATCCATACAACTTAAATTACAAGGCGATGTTATAAACGTTGCTTTTGGTGCATTGAAAGATACACTACCTGCTATTACTAGCTACAATAAAGTGAAAACAGACAACAATCAAATCATACTAGGCAAATGGCAAACGAAGAAGTAATTTTTAAACTCAAAATGAGTACTGCGGAAGCAGAAAAAGGACTAGAACAAGTCAAGAAAAACATCAAAGATACTAATGCAGAACTGAAATCTAGTATTGACAATTTTGGCGTTTTTGGTGTTACTATTGGCGATGTAAAAGGCAAATTTGCTGACTTGCGAAAAATAGGGGGGCAGGCACTTTCTCTGATCGGTAATACTGCGAAAAAAGCAGCACTCGGCATGCGTCTGATGTTTGGTGGCAAAATGGCAACAGGTGCGAAATCATTGTTTAATGTTATAAAACTAGGAATTGCATCAACAGGTATTGGAATACTTGTAGTCGCTTTTGGCTCTTTGATTACTTACTTGACACAAACTAAAAAAGGTGCAGAACTGCTTTCGGTAGGTTTTAAAGCAGTCGGTGCCGCTGTTGCTGTTATTACAGATCGCATTAGCAAAATCGGTGGTGCTATTGTCAAGGTATTCAAAGGAGATATGAAAGGTGCTTTTGAAGACGTGAAAGGTGCAGTATCTGGATTAGGCGAAGAGATAGTCAAAGAAACAAAACAGATGGTGGGTTTGGCTAAAGCTACAAATGCATTACGAGATAGTCAACGAGAACTAAATGTCGAAACAGCAAGACGTAGAGCAGAGGTGCAAGAGCTAAAATTTATTGCAGAGGACTTAACTAAAGACGAAGCAACAAGATTAAAAGCTGCACAAGAAGCGTTTGCTATTGAAAAAGAGCTTACAGATCAAAGGGTTGCAAATGCAGAAAAAGCACTAGCACTTAAAAAAGCAGAAGTTGATGCAAGCGAAAGTAGTGCAGAAGACCTTGACGAGTTAGCACAGCTAGAGATCGATTTATTTAACATACGAGAGGAAGCTGTGGGCAAACAAATAGAGTTAAACAATAAAGTCAATACAATACGTAAAGAGGCTGCAGACAAAAGAAAAGCAGCAGAAGACGAAGCCGCTGCAATACGTGCAGAACAAGAAGCTCACGAATTAGAAGTTATAAAAAACAGATATGCAGTTGAAGAAGAACTAGCATTATTAAAAGCAGAAAGTGACGAAGAACGAGAATTGCTTGCACTAGAGCAAAGAATAAATAGACAAATAGCAGAAACAGAAGATGCAGAAACTAAGAGGTTACTACATGAGAGTTTAGAAATGCAAAAGGCTGCTATCAGTAAGAAATACAGAGATGCAGAAAAAGCTAATGACGATGCTAATACTGATGCAGAAATAGCAAACGCAAAAGCAGTAGCTAACGCAAAAATGGCAGGATTGCAAACAGGATTAAGCAATGCAATTTCTGTATTTGGTGCAGATAGTAAGGCAGGGAAAGCTGCTGCTGTTGCACAAGCTACAATCAACACATATCAAGGAGCATCGAAAGCTCTTGCACAATTCGGTGTACCTCTGGGAATACCGTTTGCTGCTCTTGCTGTTGCTGCAGGATTAAAACAAGTAGCTGAAATCACTAAAACACCAGAACCAGAAGTTGTAAACGTAAATTTGAAAAAGCCAAAAATGGCAAGGGGTGGGCTTGTTCGAGGTGCAGGTACAGGCACTAGCGATAGTATTTCTGCAAGATTAAGTAGTGGCGAAACAGTAATCAATGCAAGGAGTACTCGCATGTTTAAACCTGTACTATCTGCTATAAATGAAGCAGGTGGCGGTATTGGTTTTGCAGGTGGCGGAACACTAGACACTGGCTCTGGTGGGCTTACGCTTGGTGCTGTGAAAGCATTTGTTGTAACAGACGATATTACAGATAGCCAAAAAGGACTAGAGAAAATAAGACAAAAAGCAAAAATTTAAAACTAAAAAATATGCCTTGTAAAAAATGCGATAACGGAAAATACAAATGGGGCGACTCTGGAGATTGTATGTACAATACTCTTGCAGAGTGCCGAAGTGCAAATACCTACGACATAGTCGAGCTAGTAATAGATGAAGACAACGAAGCACTAGCTATTGATGCTATTAGCTTAGTTACTGATCCTGCTATAGAGCAAGATTTCATCTACTTTAACGCACAAGAAAATAACCTAAACCTAGCTGCAGTTGACAAAGAACAGAGGTTGCTAGTCAGCCCTGCTCTTATACCTTATAAGCAGATATATAGGTACGATGCTAAAAGAGACAAAGAGTATTACGTGCATTTTTCAGCAGACACGGTACGTCAAGCTGCAGAGGCATATATGAAACATCACAATACTAACAATGCTACAATACAGCACGAGGACAAAGTAACAGGAGTGCATACTATTGAAAGTTGGATAGTTGAGGACAGCAAAAAAGACAAGAGCAATCTGTACGGTTTTGAGCTACCTGTTGGCACATGGTTTGTAAGTATGCGAGTTAACAATGACGATGTTTGGCAAAGAATAAAAAGCGGAGAACTAAAAGGCTTGTCAATAGAGGGCTATTTTGTTGATCGTATGGAAAAACTAGCGAAAGTTGGCAGTATGGTTGCAGATGGTATGGAATTACCGCTATATGATACAGAAGCAGAAGCATTAGAAGTTGCAAAAGAGATGGGTTGCGAGGGTGTGCATGAGCATACCTTAGATGGCAAAACAGTTTACATGCCTTGTGCAGATCATGATATTATAAAAACACTAGCAGAGTTACTAGACGATGATTGCGAAGAGTGTAAAAAAACTGACTTAATTGACCCTAACCCCTGTCAAGCAGGTTACGAGCCATACGGACACAAAATTAAGGACGGACGTAAAGTGCCTAACTGTGTACCTATAGAGGCAAAAAAAAAAGAGTTTAATGCATTCCAAAACAGCTACACAGATTACCCACAAAGTGCAAGTAGAAATGCAAAAAGAGCAATAAAATTCAAAGAAAAAACAGGTAGCAAATGCGGTACAAGAGTTGGCTGGACACGTGCTCGTCAATTAGCAAACAGATCGCCTATTTCACGAGATACTATTGCACGCATGGCAAGTTTTGAAAGACACAGACAACATAAAGACGTACCATATACAGAGGGTTGCGGCGGATTGATGTGGGATGCTTGGGGCGGAAGTTCTGGAATACGTTGGGCACAAACCAAATTAAAACAAATTGACGGAGAGTAAAACGAAACAAAATGAGGGTTTACTATATATTATTACAAAAACACGTTTAAAACGAGCTTAAAATGGACTTAAAAACTAGAATTAGAGTTGCTCTTGGAATTGACGAAGAGACAACAGAACAAAACGAGGTGCAGCTAATGATGGAAGACAGACTAGCTGACGGAACTATTATTGTATCGGAAGCAGAAGAACTTGCAGCAGGTGTTGTGATCAACATTTTAAGCGAGGACGGTGTGCAAACTCCTTTACCAGAGGGTAGCTATACTACAGAAGCAGGTGTTGAGTTTACAGTTGACGCTGACGGAGTTGTATTAGAAGTTGCAGAAGCAGAAGATACAGAAGCAGAAGAGGACGAAAAAGAGTACGAGGACGACAAAGAAGAAATGACTGCAGTAGAAAAAGAAATTTTTGCAGAAGTTGGTGCAGTTGTAAAAGAGTTGCTAGAAGAGGTACGCAAAGACATCGCTAGAATATCTGGAGAACTAGACGAGTTGCGTGGCGAGAACTTAGCAAAAGACGAAAACATTGCTGAATTACAAGAAGAAAACACAAACCTATCTGCACAAGTTAAGGAACTTGGAGAACAACCTGCAGACAAGGCGGTATCACTTAACAAATTTGCTACTCAAAGAGTTGAATTATCAAAAGCAGATTACGATAAGCTAGATGCTAAAGAAAGATTTTACTATAACCTAAATAAATAAAAACGAAATGGGATTTTCAATTACTTCAAATTACGCAGGCGAACACGCAGGACAATATATTGCTGCTGCTCTAAAGTCTGCAAAATCATTAGAGTACTTAACTGTACTAGAAAATGTTAAATTCAAAAGAAACATCACAAAGGTAGCTACTTCTGGCATGATCGTAGATGCTACTTGTGACTTTACTGATGCAGGTACATTAACACTAACAGAAAGAGTGTTAAATCCTAAAGAGTTACAAATCAATGTTGATTTATGTAAAAAAGATTTA